GATTAAACTGTAGTTTACGTGTAAATATCTTTAATGGCACATAAAGAGTTGTCTAATATTGAGTTAAAGCCACACTTCCACTACTCCATCAAATTTAAAGAAAGAAAATTTAAATTTACCCCAAAACAAAAGAAATTCCTTAGCACCCTTTTAAATCCCGCTGTTAAGGTCTTTTTCGTTTCGGGTCCAGCGGGGTCGAGTAAAACATACATGTCTCTTTACGGGTGTCTGCGGCTTTTGGCCGAAGAACCCCAAAAAGAATTACTATACGTAAGGAGTATCGCAGAAAGTGCGGACAAGGGGTTAGGGAGTCTTCCAGGGGATATAACAGAGAAGTTCGATCCTTTTTCGATGCCCTTATACGATAAGATGGGCGAAATCGTTTTCGAGGGTGATACCGCCTATCTAAAACAGCAAGGACGTATTTCAGCGATCCCAATAAACTTTCTCCGTGGGGCGAACTGGAACAATAAGCTAATTGTAGCAGATGAAGCGCAAAACTTCACTTTCAAAGAGTTAACCACATTAATTACTCGCATCGGAGAAGGAAGCAAGTTGATCATCTGTGGAGACTTCATGCAAAGCGATATTAATGGGAAAACGGGATTCGGTGAGATGTTTGATTTGTTTGGATGTGAAGACTCTGTGGAGAACGGTATACATTCTTTTAAATTTACTCGTAATGACATTGTTCGTAGCAAAATCTTAAAATTTATCATTTCTAAATTAGAAACATACAAGCCTGTGTAATATTATATATACATAACCAAGAGAAAGCGTCAACGCGATAGCGGCGAACAGCTTATATATGTAGGACGAATAGAATCTTGTTTATTTTAGAAAAACCCATAATATAATATATAAATATATAATGAACCATTTGTTTTGTCACAGTTGCGGAGGCAAGCTTTCTTACAATCTCGCTAAACCAAATTTTTGTGGTAAGTGCGGACAACAACTAAACATGAGTGCCGCAACCAATGTGGTTAAAGGAGCGTCTACGGTCGAAAAGTCAGCAATTTTATCGGAGGATGAAACAGATGCGATATCTGTCCCTCATATCGCTAATTTTCAAGTTGAATACAGTGTGGAACAAAGTCCTGTAACTTTAGGTTCATTAATTGGGGAACAAAGTGGCCCCGATCATAAAAAGAGGAGAAGGTCTCTCTCAGTTGATGAATTTATTGATGAAAAGAAAAAAGAAAGGTGAATACACCTATGAGGATTTTTCGGACATCATAGATGCTGCTGTTAGCAGACAGCGGTATAAGTGGAGGCTGAATGCCGTTAACTGGTTCGACTTCGAAGACGTATCGCAGATAATAAAATTACACATATCCAAAAAATGGCATATGTGGGACCAAGAGCGTCCCCTTGAACCATGGATAGGGCGCATTATCTCCAATCAGATGCGGAACCTCATTAGAAACCATTATGGGAACTATGTAAAACCCTGCACTACTTGTGAATTTGCCTTGGGGGAGGCTTGCTCTTTAACCGTGTCGAAAAAACAAAACTCTACATGTATTCTTTACGCCAAGTGGGAGAAAACTAAAAAATCAGGTTTAGGGCTCAAGACGCCCTTGTCTACGGAAGACTTCCCAAAAGAAGTACAAGGCCGACCTTCTCAAGATTTTGATTTCGATTCTTCTTTAAAAAAACTAAATATTCATATGGAGGTTAAATTGAGCGGCATTCATTTCGTCGCTTACCGCATGTTGTATTTCGAAGACAAGACAGAGGAGGATGTGGCCCGTTTTATGGGGTATAAGATATCGGTTCAAAAAAGCAAACTTGGATATCGCCAAGTCAAGAACCTAAAGAAGAAGTTTCTAGAGATAGCCTTAGAAATCTTAAAAGAGCAAGATATTATAGGAAATGGACCTGAGTAAAGAACAGAAGGAGTTTTTACAGGAAAACGCGATTCGGATTCCAGATCTAATTGATTTGACTCGTCAATGTTTTAGTAGGAACGATTTAGATGGTAGGTCGCGTGAGGGCCGAGCGGTCAGGAGGTTTTTAGCAGAAAATTCTATAGAATACAAGACGACAAGCCGAGTGCCAGCCGAAGCCATAGAGTTTACCCCAGAGCAAATAGAGTTTATACTTGATCAGGCCGAGAGCGGTCTTTCTTCATTGCACATTGCGCGGATTGTTTTCCCTGATCGCCAAGTGAGGCCACTGAGCGCAGAACAAAGAGCGGTGCTTACGGAAATTCGAAAGGTTAATCCTGATATTCTGCCATCTCAAGATAGCGGAGCGTTGAATTCATACATTCCACCGAAGGCTACCTCTCGAATCATCAAGAAAATCAATGATGCTACTGGTCTCGGATTAGAGGAATCAAAACTCAACAGACAGAAACAAATTTGTGTCGCAAAACTTATGGTCAACCTGTCAAATTCAAGATTTCTTAAAATTATTAACAATTACCTCGGTGAAGAGGACAGGGTGTTATTTGAGCATGAGTTTACACGCTTGACATGGGATAAGCCTGATCTGACTGCCGATGAAATTAATTTATATTTAAATGTCTGCAAAGAGGTAATTAATCTGGAGGTGGTGAGCGCCCACCTTAACAAATTGAATGATATGTTTGATGTAGCAGACGAACAGGCAGAAATGTCTATGCGCCTTGCTGAAATCATCAAAGCGAAGAGTTCAGAGTATCATCAATGCGAAACCCGCATCGAAAACCTTACCAAGAAGCTTCAAGGTGATCGGGGGGAGAGGATGAAGAAGTCGCAGAGAGAAAACGCTTCGTTTCTTTCCATCGTCCAGCTTTTCCAAGAGGAAGAAGAAAGAAAGACAATGGTAAGGATAGCAGAGATGCAAAAGAAGGCGGTGAAGGAAGAAACCGAAAGATTAGAGGGAATGGCAGAGTGGAAAGCAAGAGTTTTAGGAATTGGTCAAGAAGATGTCTTATGATTGTAAAGAGTGTGGGGATTCATTTGATTCACTAAGGAGTCTCCACGCACACATAAAAAAACATGGTAAATACCTTGGGGATTACTATGTAGAGAATTATGCAAGAAAAGATAAACTCACAGGAGAGCTTATCCCGTTTAAGAAATACAAGCAGTATTTCGATAGCGACTTCATCAACAAACGGAATATGAGAAAATGGTGCGGCACCGCACCCCATGATGAGGTAAAAGAATTTATTACAAAAAACTTTAAAGAAAAAATAGAAGCCAAGGGGCTTTCGGGTGGTCCTCCCGCCCTATACCTACAGACATCAAAGTTGCCTGATTTAGAGATATGTAAAGACGTTTTTGGTAGCTACCACGAAGCGTGTAATCACTTCGGTGTATCCCCCATGTTAGGGGAGCAACTGCCAGATGAATTTAACGAAGATTATTCAGACACTCCTGTTCTTATAGATACGAGAGAGCAGAAGCCGCTTCATTTTAATAATTCTGAGTGCCTTAAGCTGGATGTGGGAGATTACGCAGTTGGAGGAGATTTATATGACTATACATTCGTGGATAGGAAATCATACCAGGATTTTTGTGCTACTGTAACAAATGGTTATAATAGATTTGTAAAAGAATTAGAAAGGTGCAGATCGCTGGGGTGTTTCTTATTTATAGTGGTGGAAACAGCATTTGACGACATGTGGGGAGAAAACCATAGAGGATATAAAAAATTCAACTTAGATTATGTGTTTCACCGAATGCGTGAAATACAAGCTGAGTATACGGATTGCTCTCAATTTGTATTTAGCGGGTCGAGAGAGAAGAGCGAAGAAATTGTCCCTAAAATTCTTGTTTTAGGTAAACAGTTATGGAAAGTGGACGTTCAATATTTCTGGGATAAACAAATTAAAAAAGATGGCTTGGCAAGAAGGAAAACAAAAACTCAGACGAGAGTTCAAGGATATAAACCAGTTAATTCTAAAAGAAGAGGGATATTTAGAGGAAACTGAGGCAAAAATTCTGCTTTATAAGTTTCTGAGGGAAAACCCTTCCTTTGCGTGTGAATTGTTTACTGGCGTTAAGCTCTTCCCTTTCCAGCACATGGCTATTAAGGCTATGATGGACTCTGACTACTTCTTGGGGATATGGAGTCGGGGAATGTCTAAAAGCTTCTCTACGGGCATTTTCGCGCTGCTAGACGCTATTTTGAATCAGGGTGTCCAGATAGGTATCTTGTCCAAGTCTTTCAGGCAGTCTAAGATGATCTTCAAAAAGATAGAAGATATCTCTAGAAGTCCCAAGGCCACCTTTTTTGCTCAATGCATAACTAGGGTTTCTAGAATGAATGATGAGTGGGTGATGGAAATTGGTCGAAGTAGTATTCGCGCCCTTCCTCTTGGGGACGGTGAAAAACTTAGGGGTTTCCGCTTCCAGCGCATAATTGTTGACGAATTGCTTTTGATGCCTGAAAAGATTTATAATGAGGTTATTATCCCCTTCTTGTCTGTGGTGGAGAACCCCACTGAGCGCCAAGAGGTTTATGATTTGGAAACCCAACTGATCGAAAAGGGTGAAATGAAAAAAGAGGAGAGAAAAGTTTGGAGAGGCAATAAAATTATTGGTTTGTCCTCCGCTTCTTACAAATTCGAATACCTATATAAGATATATCAACAATACGAATCATTAATCCTCAACGAAAACAAACAGGACGGGGCACATCGAACTGTTATGCACTTTAGTTACGACTGTGCGCCAGAGCAACTCTATGATCAAAATCTAATCAGCCAATCTAAGGCTACAATGAGTGATGCCCAATTTGAGAGGGAATTCGGAGCCATATTCACAGATGACAGTTCTGGTTACTTTAAGGTCAGCAAAATGGCGGCTTGCACTGTCCCAGATGGAGAGGGTCAATGTGTGGAGGTGGTTGGCGATCCGAAAGATGAATATATTTTAGCCTTTGACCCCTCATGGTCCGAAAGTGAAAGTTCTGACGATTTCGCAATGTTGCTTATTAAAATTAACAGAGAAACAAGGAAGGGAATTATAGTTCATAGTTATGCTCTATCTGGAGCTAATCTAAAAACCCATATGAAATACCTAGCCTATATTCTAACTCACTTTAATGTAGTCTCAATTGTGGGCGATTATAATGGCGGGGTTCAATTTATAAATTCCTGCAATGAGAGCAGTATATTCAAGAAAATAAATATTAAATTAGGTGTTATTGATGCAGATTTAGATAAGGCCCAAGATTATGAGAAAAACCTTCGCAAGACAAAACATCAATACAACCTTAGCGAAAAAAACATTGTCTTTTTAAGAAAACCAACGTCTCCGTGGATTAGAGTTGCAAATGAATCCCTGCAAGCTGCTTTTGACCACAAAAAGATATTTTTCGCGGGGGCCGCAATGAATGATGATTATCACGCCCAGAGAAAGGCAAGAGTCCCGATTAAAGATTTAAAATTTCTTCGGAACGATCCAAACGACAAGGGTGCAGTGGGAGCGCGGATGATTGATTTTGTGGAACACCAAAAAGATATGATGGATTTAATCAAGGTCCAATGTGCCCTTATCCAAATTACGACTTCTTTGCAAGGGACTCAGAGCTTTGATCTCCCTCTGAACCTAAGAAAACAAAAAGGTGCAGACAAGGCTCGGAAAGATTCCTATTCTGCCTTAGTTTTAGGTAATTGGGCCATGAACGTTTTCTATGACATGGAGTCTGATGATGTGGGTAATGTGCAAGCTACCTTCACTCCAATGTTCATTTCTTAACTTTTAAAAGTTGAAAGTTAACTTCGGGGTGTAATATAAAATACATTCCATGGCTAAAAGAAAATATACCAAACGCTCAGAATATTGGAACCAATTTGACGTTAGCGACCACCCCTCCCTTCCTCCTAATGGAGAGATAACGCCTGAACTTTTGGGAGACCCCTTCTATACTTCGACCGCTTCCTATGACTATGTTTCTAAGGCGCGGCGGCAAG